TATTTCAAAAACTACGCAGTCGTTTCAGCCCAGTAAGTATGGGCGACGAAAATGCTGATGAAACTGCTACTCCAGCAGATGCTCGTATCTTTAACTTTATGTATAAAGAAAATGGCGAAGAAGTAGGGTACATCAGTATAAGCATAATTGATAACCGCAGTTTTAAAGTATATTATGGTACTGATCTAATTGATCGCATTCAAAACAAGACCGACTGGTATAATTTATTAAAAGAATTACGCATGTTTGCCAAGCGTAATTTAATGAGTTTTGATGCAAGAGACCTTGCTAAAAACCAACTTGAACCTAGAGACTTTAAATTTATTAGTAGTCAAGATAAAACTTATAAGGAACATGAAGTGACTGTATCAGAAAGTGTAATGTTTGGTAGTCGTCGTAAGAGCTATCAAACAATGGAAAATGTAAAGATGATTGTAAATCATCGCAAGTCAATTGATGAAACAATCCCAGGCGCACGTAGTCGTTATATTGAAAGCATCTACTTAGAGCGTGCTGACGGCGAACGTTACAAGTTCCCTTATAATTATCTAACTGGTGCACGAGCAATGGCACGTCACGTTAATGAAGGTGGCAATCCATATGATGATATGGGCAAGCATATTGTTGGTATGATCAAAGAAATGCGTGATCTTAGCAAGTTTGCTCGCCGCACTAAGAAGCATGCCATGGAAGATGAAAATGCCAGCGGCATTCGCAACAGCGTAGTTGAGCGTTTCCACAGCATGAAGAAGCAATTAGGCGCAATAAGTGTAAAAGAAGGATACGCTCGTTTTGTTGAAAACTTTAGCGCAGAAGAAGCATTAGTTGAAGATGATGCAATTAATCAAATCAAAGAAAAATTTACACAGCAAGTATTTGATACACAGTTAGAAGATACATTACCTGCTGTTATGAAAGCAATTAAGGAAGCACAGATGAAGCAAGTTGTTGAAGCAAACACAACAATTCCTAGCTTAATTAAGAGCAGTCCACTTGTATTGCGTAAGGATGATGCTGCTGATAACATGTTCCGCACTACTAAGTTTACTGATGGTGCAGGATTATTAGGATTTATTTTAAGTGATATCGCAAGTCGTGCTATTGGTGACAATGCAGATGAAATTGCTAACTTTGCTAGTGACGCAGCAGAACGTGTACAAGACAAAGATTATGATCCAGCAGACAAGCAAACTGCAATGATGCTTGCTAAGAAGTATATGGACGATGTGAAGAAGATGACATCTGATCCAAGTTATGCTGATGCAGTTCGTGTTGATCCAAAGAACGTATATGGCAAGATGAAAAAGCGTGAAGGTGGGTTCCACGAAGCTGAAGCTTATGAAGCATGGGCTAATGAATTAGTTCCTGAAAATAGCGTGAAAAAAAAGTTTGAAGCAACTACACAAGGAACAGTAGGAACACAAGGTACACAAGCACCAGCAAATGTTGGACAAGCACTTCGTGATCCTAATTTACAGAGAGCAGCTAAAAATGTTAGTCGTATGACACAAGCTGCTGGTATTGAAGCACCGCCTAATCAAATTGCACAAGGTATGGCAGCACAAGCTACTGGTAAAATGCCTCCACGTCAAACAATGCAAACAATTGGTGGACTTGGTAGTAGACTAGTTGATCTCGCGGCAAGTGATCCACGCAAAGCAGCACAACTTACTGCTATGATGAAGAAGATGGTTACGCAAGGTAAGTTTGATGAGGACGCTGTTAGAAAAGTTTTAGAAGAACCTAATACTTCTACAGTATATAAAACCCCAGGTTCAACTCCTCCACTAAAAGTTTCACCTGTAATTAATGATCCAAAAACAAACACTTCTACAGTATATAAAACCCCAGGTTCAACTCCACCTCCTCCAGAAAAGTTAAGTGGATTTGATGCATTAAGATCTTTAACAGTTGGAACAGGCCCCAAAGGTAATCTACAACCTGGTGCGATGGGTAAAGTTATACAACCAGTGCAACCACTTAAACAGTTTGATAAAACACAAAGCGCAATGCCAGACATGGATGCAATGGTTGATCAAGAAAAAGCAGCCGCAGCAGCACAAAGATCAGCCCAGGCGATGAAGGGCGGTGGTATGTCATTTAATCCAGAACTTCCAAAAGTTGCTCCAAAGACTATGCCAGGTGGCCAAGGCACACCAACTACTAACTTTGGTCAAGCAGCAGCACTCGCAAAAACACCTTCTGCTCAAGCATCTAAGATAGGCCAAGGTGCTGGCACAGTTGGCGGCATGACTACTACACCTCCTCCGCCTAAGTCAGCTACAGTAAGTGCAGGCAGTAATGTATGGAATACATTTAAGTCACAGTTTGGTCGTGCTCCAACAGCAGCAGAGCTAAAAACTATAGCTCAATCCAGCGGCATTAAAAATATTAATAAAGTCATGCCTGGACAAAAGCTTGACTTTTCAAAAATAAAATAATCAAAATATTTCAATAATTTATTTGTAGATATAAATAGTCTTAGCATATACTGTTCATACAGTGTGTGCTAAGGCAAACACTTAGGCTAACATAGGCATATTATTAAGGAGAAACATTATGGCATCTTTAGCAGAAATTCGCGCAAAACTTCAACAGAATGAAACCCGTGCAAGTGGCGGTGGGTTTAAGGGTGATAACGCAATTTACCCACACTGGGATATCCCAGAAGGTTCCACAGCAAAAGTTAGATTCCTTCCAGACGCAGACACAAAGAATGATTTCTTTTGGGTAGAGCGTGCTATGATCAAACTACCATTTGCTGGTATTAAAGGACAAGCAGATAGCAAACCAACAGTAGTACAAGTACCATGCATGGAAATGTGGGCAGGCGAAAAGTGTCCAATTCTTGCAGAGGTTCGTCCTTGGTTCAAAGACAATAGTCTAGAAGAACTAGGTCGCAAGTATTGGAAGAAGCGCAGCTATCTATTCCAAGGTTTTGTGCATGATAATCCACTAAACGAAGAAAATTCTCCGGAGAATCCAATTCGTCGTTTCATTATAGGTCCTCAGATCTTTAATGTAATTAAGGCTGCTCTTATGGATACTGAGATTGAAGAGCTGCCAACAAGTTATGATCGTGGATTAGACTTTAGCATCACAAAGACTAGCAAGGGTGGTTATGCAGATTATTCAACAAGCAAGTGGGCACGTAAAGAAACTGCACTTACAAGTGTTGAACGTGCTGCTATTGATGCACATGGTCTACACAATCTTTCAGAGTTTCTTCCAAAGAAACCAACAGCAGTTGAACTTAACGTTATTAAGGAAATGTTTGAAGCATCAGTAGATGGTCAAGCATACGATCCTGATCGTTGGAGTCAATACTTTAAACCAGCTGGTTTTAAAGCTGAAAGTGGTGATGAAGAACGAGCAACAAGTTCGGCAAGAACATCTGGAGCTCCAGCCCCAAAGGTAACACCAAAAGTTGAAGATACTGATGAAATTCCTTTTGACGTTGATGAAACTCCAGCAGTTGCGACTGCTGCTCCAAAACCAGCAGCAACTAATGCAAGGGCAGAAGATATTCTTGCAATGATTCGTAGTCGTCAGAAGTAATTGTACAAATTAGTAGTGTGGTATTGTTGTATCACACTACTATTCTCTTATAAAGGATTTATTATGGCAAAACCATTTGATTTAACAAAGTTCCGCAAGGAATTAACAAAAAGTATTGACGGTCTAAGCATTGGATTTAATGATCCAACAGATTGGATCTCAACAGGAAACTATACACTAAACTATCTAATCAGCGGTGATTTCCATAAAGGTATTCCTATGGGAAAGGTTACTGTATTTGCTGGTGAATCTGGTGCAGGTAAGAGTTACATTTGCTCGGGTAACATTGTAAAAAATGCACAGGAGCAAGGAATTTTTGTTGTGCTAATTGATACTGAGAATGCACTTGACGAAGAATGGTTACGTGCGCTCGGTGTTGATACAGATGAATCAAAACTCATGAAGCTTAACATGGCTATGATAGATGACGTTGCTAAGATGATTAGTACGTTTATGAAAGACTATAAAACAATGCCGGTTGAAGATCGCCCAAAGGTGTTGTTTGTCCTAGATTCTCTAGGTATGTTGTTAACACCAACTGACGTTAATCAGTTTGAAGCTGGCGATATGAAGGGCGATATGGGGCGTAAACCTAAAGCATTAACTGCGCTTGTGCGTAACTGTGTTAATATGTTTGGTAGTATGAATGTTGGATTAGTTGCTACTAATCACACTTATGCAAGTCAAGATATGTTTGATCCAGATGATAAGATCTCTGGCGGTCAAGGGTTCATTTACGCATCGTCTATCGTTGTCGCCATGCGTAAGCTAAAACTTAAGGAAGATGAAGATGGCAACAAGATTAGCGAAGTACGTGGTATTCGTGCTGCGTGTAAAGTAATGAAAACACGTTACGCAAAACCATTTGAAAGCGTACAGGTTAAAATTCCTTACGATACTGGTATGAGTCCAACATCGGGCCTATTAGAGTTATTTGAAGCTAAAGGTGTACTTAAAAAGGATGGTAACAAACTTACCTACATTACAAAGAGCGGCGAACTAATTA